TATAGGTTTATCATACCAATCAATCACTCTTTCAGGTGCTGTTCCTACTCCATCCCAGAAGTATTGTTTTCAATGGATTCCATTACTTGTATATATTATGATCTGGTCTCATATGTTACTAATATAAGTTACTTCATATCATCTCTCTAGTGATAGGAAGTCTACTCATTCTACTCGTGTACTTCCTGTTATGTCTATTGGAAATACATTGTGTCATTTATCATTTCATCATACCACATACAATGTACCATTTTGTATTAGATAAGGAGATTTTTCTTGAAAAAAACTACTTCAACCACTTAGGTCATTTGGAATACTTACTCAACTATCTACTATATTTACTCCTGCTGATCATATTCCAAAGTCTGCTGAATTTGTTATTGTCCATCTATATATGTATGCTGTTCCTGATCTATTTCACAGAATAAATCAATAATCTGAACTTCAGTCATTTATGTGCCGATGATCAATATTTATATAATATTGCCATAGGTTGCCCTTGTGCTGATGTAAACATTTCATTAGGTCTTGTTAATCAATAGCTCCTACTTAGTTTAATTCATTTACTTGTTGATATATCTACATTGATTGCTTCTGCCTCTGCTCAATTAGGTCATGCATAGTCATCATTACTCATTCATCAGAACCACTTATTAATACTATATAATGGCATTATTCTAATTCTGTTAGATTAGGTAAAATGATTTCTTCTACACTTAGGTTTCTTTCTTCTAATTCTTTTATCATTTGATTCATCTCGTTATAATAATTTTGCTTCATATTTCAGTAAGCTATTATATGTAAGTATTCTTTAGATATTATGAAGTCTGTTTCTGCTGCTGATATTCAAAGTTCTATTGCATTCTTTATACCATATAATTTTAATCATCCAGTCACATCTTCTGTTGGTTTAGGGTATATAAATACACTATTTTCTCCTATTCTATAAAATGGATTTTCTGTTGATTGGTAGTCTTCATACCATACCAAAGAGTTCTGTAAACTTCATAATGTGTTTGCTGATAATTTAGTGAACTTATCATCTGCTTTATATTTGCATTCTATTCATAGCATTTTCACATCATAGAAGAAGTTCTCATCGACTTCTGTTATGATCTTTCTTACTAATTGTTTATAGTTTATATTGCTATATTTTAATAGTATTGTATCAGGGACTTGTTCTATTGTTTTATATGAGAGTTGTCTTGATAGATCAACTATTCCTTGCATATCCATTTACATCTTAATTAATAGATAAATATTTATATTCATAGATGAGACCGAAGCCCCATCTATTGAATAATTAGTTATCTAGAGTCCACTTGCTGATTCAAATCTTTCCATAGCATCTTCTTGTAAGATGATTGAGTTGAATGATACTTTAGCACCAACTTTAACTCTTTGAGCCAATGGATCACTATCTGTTGCAGTTCATCCTGCTACATATGATTTCAAAGACTGTAGAGTTGCTACTCAGTATGCTCATGCTCATATAATATAAGTAGGATATACTGTTACTGTAGATGCCATTGTTTTAACATTACTTGAAACAATTATTCTTACTCCCCATAGCATTCAAACTTCTCATTTGAAGATTGCATCTGGTTGTGCATATTTTCTAGTATCTATAAAACCTCATGTTGCTGTATCTATTTTCAAGCTATGATATACATTTGGATGCATAATTGCTACATATCCTGGTCAGAATTTAGGTGCATCTCTTGCTTCTAGTTTTGTTGAAATAGTTGCAAGATCTATACCGAACATTTTATGACTTGCACTAATTGCTGCTCTATTTGCTGCTCTAGTCCCTCATGAAGTTGTTGCTGCATAAGTTACATTAGTTCAGTCATCTATTACTCATTGGATAGCACTATCAATTATTCTTGCCATATTACTACCTACTTCTGTTGCTGCATCTCCAATTACATTTACTGCTGATGCATCTCTTAATATATCTGATATAGTTACATATAGTCAGTATTGTTTAGGAGTTACATTGATTGTTGTATAAGTGAATGCTTCTTCTGTAGGAGTTGTTCATTCTGTAAGTTCTGCACTTGTATCTGATACTGTTAATTGACTTGCTTTAGTAAAAGCTAGTGTGTTGTATCCTGATGGTAAAGTTGGTTTCTTACCCATTTTATGAAAGTATAAATTAGGTTCAAAGTTTTCTAATACTTTTCTATCTAACCAAGTTTGTAGTACTTGTCCTGATGCATTAATATTTGCTCTTGTTGTATTTGCCATTGTTATTTTAAATTAATTTTAATTAAAAAGGTTTAAAGTTCATTCGTTGAACTGTTTTTGTACCTCTTTATCAAGTTCTGCAGTTGTCATTTTACTTATATCCTTTCCTGCCTTTAGATTACTTGGAGTATATCCATTAGTATTTGGGTTATTTGTTCAACTTACAAAGCTTTCAGGAGATACAATTTTATATGCATATTCAAAACTCATCTTTGGGAACTTCTGCCTCACCTCGTCGATCTTTTGCATATTTTCGGTTGCTTCTGGATGTTGTTTTAAGAATAGATCTTTCTCATTCTGGTAGTATTTACCATCTTCTACTTTCGATAGTCACTCTGTTACTTTATCTATCTTACTCGTTAGGTCTCATACCATTTGTTTCAGTTCTTTTCTTTCTGCTAATAGCTTTTTTATATTACTATTATTCTTTCTTTGTTTTGGTTTCTCTTCTGGTTCTGTGTCTTCCTCATCCTTTTCCTTTTCTGGTTTTTTTTCTTCTGTCTCTTCTAATTCTGACTCTAACTCCTCTTCGTTGATTTCGTCTTCATCTTCTGGTGCTATTACTGGTTCTACTAGTTCTTGTTCTTCATTGTTTTTATCATCTATTATGCCTGATGATGGGCTAGGCTCTACAAATGCTTCTGGTCATTTTAGAGCTATTTCTTGGAATAAATCCATGTTTATTATAAATTATTAATTAAAATTTATTATGCAGTTCTTTTCTGCTGATTAACTGACTACTTCCACAAGTTCTATTTGGTCTAATATGTCCTGTGGTGTTTTTAATAGATTTTTGTATACTAATAATTGTATCTTTTCTATATCATTCACACTGTATTCAGGTTTATTTCTTTCTTTTTCAAAATCATTTAATATCCTTTGTTCATGTTTTGTTATCTCATCCTGTAGGTGTTCCTTTATTATCTTCCAGCTTTCACTCTGGATCAGCTGTTTGATTGCTAGGTGTATTCACACTCTCTGTTCCTCAGTCTGTATTTGTTTCATCTTTATATATTGTAAATAAATCTTTATTTATACTTATTCCATTCTTTTGAAATTCTTTTATCAAATGATCTATATGTTTTTCTCTGATCTCGAATTTCTTCCATACTTCTAGATTTAGTTTATCTATTCTTCTCACTCAATAATATGTACATAATTTATCCAGGATTGTTACTCTTAACATCTCCTGTATTCAGTCTAAGCTTTTATCTAATTTTATTGTCATCTTAGTTTATTAAAATATAAAATCATATCCCTATAATAGGGTATATTTTTAAGGTTTCCCTCTTGGTCTTTTTTGTGTGTTGTAAGTATTCCTTTCAAGCTCTTTAGTTCTCACTCTTTCTCTTTACTTCTTTTGTTTATCAATTCTAAGTCTGCTATACTGTCTTCACATTCTTTTATTACAGCTGGTAGATATCTTAGATTTTTTAATGTATCCATGTATCCATATTCTATTGTCTTCATGTATTCCTGGAACTTCTCTTCTGTCATGTCTTGAATGATTTTATCTATTTCTTCCATAATATATATTTATTTAATGATATAAAACTATTGTTGTATTTCTGCTCTGCTCACTACATCTTTATTATCATTGCTTATAGCATTACTCATCAATTGATTTCCTGCCATATTACTCATTGCATCTCATCATCATTGCATCTGTTGTTGTATTAGCATTTGTTTTTGTTGTGCCTGTCAGCTTTCCTTGTATGCTTTCCATCTAGCCTCTATTGCAGTCCATTTTGCATTTGTATTTAATGCTTGTTGGTATGTTATAATATATGATAGATGATCTTCTTCCATACTTCATATCAATGGTTCTCGTAGTTCGTTTTCGTTTAATAGTTGCACCTCTTCTTTAGCTTTTACTTCATCTATTGTATCTGGTACATATATTTCTACTACTTCTTTTTCTATTCAGTTGTTGATCAGTATTGTTCTTAGATATATTAGTTTACTTATCTCTGGTATACTTGGGTTTTGTTGTATCAATGGAAGTAGTGCCATTAAGTTTGCTGCATCCTGTCTTCTTTTTATCAATACATCTCATTTACTTTTTATTACGATATCAGGATCTATCTTTGTATCGAAGTTATCTTTCTTTACTGTTATAGATTTACTTCATAATCATTCTTTGATTCTTATGTATTTATCTCATTTGAAATTTGCTTTATATTCTCTGTACCATAGTTGCCAGAATGATTTCTCTCATCGGAAGTTTACTTTGTTCAGTAGTATACTTCTCAGGTTAGCATTTGCTTGTATCTGTTGTGCCTCTGTTGCTGTGATATTTCTATCTACTGCCACTCATAGACTTCTTGCATCCAATCCTGTTGCCATGAATGCATTGTTCTGTATGAAGTTAAACATATCAAAGCTACTTGCTGGTACTGTTGATGTTTGTATTTCTGTCATTGCTCAGTTGATTGGTCATTTACTTCAATCAATTCATATAAGCTTAGGTCATTTGGTTGGTCTTGTTAAGTCTATTCTATTTGGTATTAAGTTTTTATCATATAATATATTATTTCCTAATGCTTCTCTTGTTGCTTTTTGCATCATAAGGTTAGCATATTTACTTTGTCATCTTTGTTTGTCTTCTAATAGATCCACTAGACTATTTCCATAAGGATCTCATTCTTCTGGATCATAATAATTTAATACTATTGGGAATGGTATTGTGCTTGGATCTTCTTTTTCTATATCTAATACTGCAGGAAGTTCTAGTTTTCATATTAATAAGCTTCTTTTGTTTGCTAATGCTAATCGGTATTTTCTCCCATCTACTATTGTGTAGTGGTAGTATATATTGCATAGACTATTGTCTCCTGCATCTAGTCTCTCTTCTTGGTAGTTTAGTCATGCATTATTTTTCTTTTCTTCATTGGTTAGTTGTGTCTCTTCTTCTACTTGTGATGATACTTTTTCTATATCAAAAAAGTTACTATTATTTTTTAAAGAGTTCTTTGTCATTTGTAGTTCAAATCAATGCCATCTGAACCTTTGTGCATCATAGCTTCACATTGGATCTGGTATCCATGTTAATGTTTCTGCTACACTTACTGTTGGTGTTTGTCTTCTTTTGTCCCATGCATTCCATATTCTAATTCATACTCATGTCAATAGTCTGTTTTTTTGTAGTTTATGATAGATTATATCTAGTCCCATCTCTTCTTGATCAAACCTTGCTAATGCATTCCACATTGTTGTTGCATCTACATCTGCATAGGTTCTTCAAAGGAATTCTACTAGTATCTCATCATCATATGTTGTTCACAGTGTTGATTGTACTGTTGCATATACTAAATTGACACTAAGTTTGTTTGGATCTTTATTTTGATTATTATACAGTTTAAATCTCTCTCTAAAGACTTCTCTTTTTTGTCTTACTGTATCTATACTTAAATTGTATTCATTCTTTGCCTGTAAGATTAACTTTTCATTATCCATGTTTATTTTTTTATGAAATATTAATTAATATATATTATTTTATAATAAAAAATCAAGTTAATATTCCATCTCATCGATTGTTGCTTCTTCTCTTATCATACTTCTCTCTTTTAACATTTGTAAACAGATTGCATCTGCTATCACTATATCATCATTACAATTCTCCTCTGCTTGTGGTTTACTATTCTTCACTATAAATGTATAGCATTCTTCTATTAAGTCTTGATCTACTTCTATGATTCCATCATTAATTGCTTGTTTGTGTTCATCTAACATCAATGGTCTAGTTCTAACGTTTGTGTGCCATCCTCTTTGTCATTGTTGTATCATATCCACATCGTTTCTATCCTTTTTTGGAATATATATATCTTTATATCGAACGTATTGTTTAGCTGCATATAGGAATGTATGTCAATGATTGTTCCTTTCTGGTGCTATAACTCATCTAAATCATAAGTTGTATATGTAGTTTACTATGTTTGTAGCATCTCCTGGTTCTATTTTATTGCTTTTATAACTTGCTATTAGTTTTAGTTCTCTATCTCTTATTCTTATTACTGTATAGTCTCCATGATCTAATCATTCTGCTAGATCAATTCATATTAATACATCTTTATTTGGTTTTTTATTATATCGTGTTAGTTCTTTATGTAGATAGTCTGGTGTTCATGTGATTGGTTTTAGTTTTCTTAGTTTAACAAGGTTGTAGTATGCACTTCATGATGAAATAAAGGCATCTATTGGTCTTGTTGGGTATTCTTGCAGTGTTCAGTCTTTATCGTCCAGATATTTGATTTGGTATCGGTTGATTTGGTCATCATCTAGGTTTAATTCATCTTTAAGATATGATAGGTCATCTATTATGTAGAAGTTATCTTTTGTTGGTGTTCTGTAGTTCTCATCCAAGTATCGTGGGAAGAATATTCTTTGAAATTGTGTATTATTATCCCAGAAGTATTTAAAAAAATTCATTCAATTAGCTGTTGTTTCTATTGTTATGTCTGCAAACTCTGCACTTGGGAGAGTTCATCTCATCATCTCTTTTGCTTTGTCTATGAAAGCTAACTCACTTACATGTAAGTCTGATAATGTTCCTGATCTACTATCTAGGGTTATCATTATCTTACTGTTTTTTTTCTTGAAGAATAATTCATTCTTGTTATCATACTTTGCTTGTGGTTTCTTTCGTGTCTTTCAATCTATTAGTTGTATTTCATTTGGTAGTCTTTCGTATGCAAATTTTACTTTCTGGAATATTTCTATTAGTTTTTCTTTGTTATGTGCTACAATATTTGCATTCACATTATCATAAAATAAGCATCTATCTAATTTATCTATACATTTGTAAGTAGTCATTCATAATTGCCTACTCTTCAGGATCATTAATCGGATTCTTCAGTTGCTTTCTTTTTTAATCTCTAACTCTTTATCCATTAATAATTTCTGGACTGTGTTAGGTTTAAATGTTACTTCTTGTCATTTCTTATCTATAACTTTGTATAGATGATTTAGTCTTCGTTTCCTGGAGTAGATATTTGATTTCATATTTAGTTTGTTTAATCAATTAAGTCTTCTTCTTTTATTACTACTTCAGTTCTATTATCTACTTCTGTTTTAGTTGAGAATTCATTTCTTCTTTTTCTTTCTAGATATTTTAATGCTATTTCTGGGTTTCTTTGACATGCTTTTACTACTGTTTCTCTTGCTATCAATACAGGTCTGTTTCTTAATGCTTCAAAACGGTCAACTAGTTCTGGTCTAGCTTTTAGTAGGTTATAGTATGATTGCTTGCATATTCATGCATATAGACAGGCTTCTGGTATACTACAATCTAGAGAGAATGCTTGTTCCAACTTCTGTATAGTAATTACATTGTCTAGCTTAGGTTTGGTTTGCTTTCATTCTGGATTGTTTTTTGTAGGTCTAGCCATTTAATATTTGGTTAATATCTAAATCTCTATTAAGACATTTTATTGGGTGTCTTCATTTAGTGTAGTCATGATATCTTTTTATTATTACTTGTATGTATTTAGGATCTAGTTCATTCATGAAGCATATTCTGTTTTTCTTTTCACATGCTATCAGGTTAGATCAACTTCAACCAAATAGGTCTAATACATTGTCTCATCTGGCTGTGAAGTTATTGAGTATCCTTTCGTTTATCTCTATAGGTTTTTGTGTTGGGTGAAGATATGTAATTGCATTGTCTTTTCACACTTTCCATACTACTTCTCATTCTACCATTGCATCCATTATCTTTTTCATCTGGTCTTTAGTAGCTTTCTTTAGGAACTCTACTTTGTTTTCTTTATTCCATCACCATGTTGCTCCTCATCTATGTCATTGTATTGGGTTTCATCTGTTTACTACTAGGAGTATTTCGTAGTCTTGTGCTAGTGTTTTTATACAGTCTCACATTCATCATCATCATTTGTGTCGGATGATTATATTATTTAATGCTTTGAAAGTATTTTTTATTATTTGCATCCATTGATCTACTACTTGATGTCCTGTCCACATACAGAAAAATCATGTTGAGTATTTATCTCATAGTCATGTATAATCTAGGATCGTGTCATCATTTTTAATCATTCAATGTTTTTCTGGATTATATGCTATTCAGTATGGAGGGTCTGATATACAATGAGTTATTTGTTTTTCATCTCTATGTTGTAGTAGGTTTTGTACATCTTGTTCGTTCATACTGTCTCAACATTGTAGGTAGTGGTTTCATAGTTGGAATATGTCTCCATAGTTTACTATCACTTCTTCTGGCATATCTGGAACATCGTCTTCTATTTTTTCTCTTTCTTCTTCTTCATCTGTTGTTAGGTCTAGGTCATATAGTTCATTTAGGTCCATGTCCTGGAGTTCTTCTAGTTCTAGTCTTATATTATCTTTATGGTCTTCTGCTAGTTCTGCTATTTTATTGTCTAGCATTCTATATTTCTTTACTTGTTTTATTGTTAGAGTTTCTTTTCTTATTGCTGGTATTTTCTTTAGTCACATTTGCACACTTGCCATAAGTCTTCCATGTCATGCTATTATTACATTGTCTGAGTCTATTATGATCGGGGTGTTGAATCAGTATTCTTTTATTGATTCTATGATTAAGTCTACTTGCTTCTGGTTATGTATTTTGTTATTAAATTTATATTTGATTAGTTCTTCTGGTGCTATTTGTTCTATTTTCATTTTGTTT